ATTGAGCTCACTTCTCTGTTGGTTCCCGATCAACTCCCTTCTTTTGAATGGAGTCGGGATTTATTCGACACCTGGAATTCCAAGTTTGGTGCCGAAAAACAGAGGAGGATGGTTGATGCGTTGGACTTGTTTGCATCTAGCAGAGTCAAAGATTACTCCCGCAAGGAAGTTTTCGTTAAGACTGAAGCTCTGCTCGTTCAACACAAGCCAAATTGGGCCCCCCGTGTGATCTATAAGGGCACGGATGTGCATAATGCACTTAGTGGTCCGATCGTTTGTGAATTGCTTGATAGATTAAATAAGTGTTGTGAGCGCACGAATGACCAACATCGTTTTCGCTTGGCCTACAAGAAAACTGCTCCAGATTATGTACCTTTTCTGGAGGAAGGCTCAGGTGATTACGTTGAATGTGACTTTTCATCTAACGACAAGCTGCAGTGTCCCGACGTTCACGTCCTTTGTATGCGGTTGTTCCGTAGACTTGGGGCGCCTGAATGGTGGGTACGCTTGTATGGCTTGAGCAATACCTTTGAAGTTGCTAACCGGAAACATGGCCTCAAGGCTGTTATACAGAATCAGTTGCCTACTGGGGCGACTGATACTACCTTGAGGAACAGTTTTTGGAATATGGTCATAAGCTATGCGTTCATACGCGAAACGCGAGTGGAGGTTTCTTCATCTTGTATTCTCGGCGATGATGCGCTGCATAGAGTGCAAGGTTTGCCCAGGAACGCATGTAAAATCTACGAAAACATCGCCAAGGAAGCGGTGATGGAGGCTAAAGTCAAGAGGTTCCCATGTATGGTCTCCACCACCTTTCTGAGTCGTTGTTTCATCCCGAACAAGCGGAAGTCGCACTTCACTGTGCCTCTGCTTGGGAAGGCTATCGCTAGATTTAACATGCGTGCAAACCTCAATCCAGCGCTATCTGACCATGCCTATTTCGCTGGCAAGGCCGTCGGGTATGCTTATGAGTTTCGATTCGTTCCCCAACTCCGTGACCTTTTCTTGCAGAGGTTTTCCTGGGAGTGGGGCTTTGTTAGACATGACCCTAAGGGTTTCAGAGATGCTGATGCCTATGTTAGCTGGAATGCTCGAGAAGCAGGCGTCACCTTGCGTAATATTCGTCAGAAGATTATTCTTGATGACGTTGCTAGCTTCACAGAGTTTAATGCCTTTTGCTACCACAGGTATGGCATCTTTGGATCTGACGTTGAAGATCTGTTCGCAGAAGTGGTTCTTAACCCTGAGTCCTCTGAGGATGTCAGTGGTTGCCACTACAACGTGTTGGCGCACGACTTTCTTTAAAGTCGGGATCCTTTAAAGCTTAGTCGGGCCAACGCCCGTAACAGCACAATCAACTTCAGTG